TCAAGTAGAAGCACTACAAAGAAAAGTTTGCGACCTTGAAAGTAAATTAAATGAAGTAAAAACCTATGTGTTTGAACTTTGTGAAGATGATTGCCCATTAGAGTACAAAACAATTATTAAACAACAACTTTACGAAATTAGCAAGTAATGAAATTATTACACGAAAAACTAAGTAAAATCCAAGTAGAATTTAAATCGAACAAAAGTAAATTTAATTCATTTGGTAAGTACAATTTTAGAAGTGCAGAAGATATATTAGAAGCACTTAAACCATTTAATGAAAAGTATGGTGTATACTTTACTATTAAAGAATCTATACATTCTTATGGAATATTTCCTAATGATAGTGACCAAGTACCTGTAATTATAAGTACAGCTACTATACACGATATAGATGGTGTACAAGAGATTGAAGCTACTGCAATAGTAGGAGTAGATTTAGCTCAGAAAGGTATGCAAATACCACAAGCTTTTGGATCAGCTTCTAGTTATGGTAAAAAGTATGCTTTAGGCAACTTACTACTTATTGATGATACACAAGATGCAGACGCAACTAATACACACGGAAAAGAAAATAAACCAGAAGTTAAAGAAAAAGAGTTATCTTGGCTAAATAAAAATACACCTGAATTTACACAAGCTATTGAATATTTAAAAAAAGGTGGTAAATTAGCAGCAATAGAAACTAAATACAAATTATCAAAATCAGTAAAAGACGAACTATTAAAAATTAAATAACAATTAAATTAAATATTATGAGTACATTATTAAACATTGGAATTAAACAACAAGATGGAAGTTATAAAAACTATACTTTATCTTTAAATGATGAAACTAACGGATACGGACAAAATGTTTCTATTTGGGAATCACAAAGTAAAGAACAACAAACTGCAAAAGAACAAAGAAACTTTGTAGGTAACGGAAAAGTAGTTTGGACTGATGGGAATGTAAAAGTAGCTGATAAAGTAGTTACTAATACAGACCACAATAAAGTTAGAGATATTAAAGTAAATGCTGCAGAAGTAGTTGCTGATTTACCATTTTAATTTATCAAGGGTAGTGTAAAAGCTACCCTTTTTTTAAAACAATAATTATGAAAGTTTGCTCTAAATGTAAAAAGGAATTAGATTTTTCTTATTTTTGGAAACAAAAAGGTAAAAAAGATGGTTATAGAAGTAACTGCATATCTTGTTTAAAAAGTACAAGATTATTAAATAATGATAAAATAAAAGAAGCTAAGAAAATATACTATGAAAAAAACAAAGAAGTAATTAAAGAAAAAAATAGATTATATCAAAAAAACAACAGAGATACAATTAACGAAAACTACAAAAGAAGAACTAAAAACGATCATTTATTTAAATTAAAAAATTCTATTCGTTCTTTAATTAAAACAACAGTAAGAAATAAAGGTTATAAGAAAAATACTAAATCTGAATCAATATTAGGATGCAGTTATAGTTTTTTTAAAGAATATATTCAGAATCAATTTAAAGATGGTATGAACTGGGATAATTACGGAAAATGGGAATTAGATCATATTTATCCAATATCTTTAGCAAAAGATGAATTTGAAATATATAAGTATAATCACTATACAAATTTTCAACCTTTATGGTCTTATGAAAACAAAATAAAATCAAACAAACTATGTTAGCTAATTTAATAGATATTCAGAAGAACATACTTGATGTAAAGTATGGTAGATTAAAAGAGGGATTAAAAATTAATATTCCTGAATTCGATGAGCATATAAGGTTTAAGCCATCAAATTTTAATGTAATAATTGGGCATAGTAATGTAGGTAAAACTACTGTTATACTTTACTTAATGACTATGTACACAATAAAGCATAATATTAAGTGGTTAATCTTTTCTTCAGAAAACACCTCAACTTCTGTAGCTAGAAAAATACTAGAATTTGCTAGAAATAAAGCAATACAGCAAATGACTGATGATGAAATAGAATATGGTTTAAGCTGGGTATTACAGCACTTTAAAATAATCGATGTAGATAAACTATATACTTACAAAGATTTGCTTAAAGAAGCTAAAGAAATTCACAATGAATGGCATTATGATGCTTTACTTATTGATCCTTACAACTCACTTGCAAAAGATAGAGATTTAATGAAAAATGTAGGTAGCCACGAATATGACTATCAAGTATCTAGTGAAATGCGTTTATTTTGTAAAGAAAATCAAATATCTATTTGGTTAAATACTCACGCTGTTACAGAAGCTTTAAGAAGAACACACCAAAAAGAACACGAATATAATGGTTTGCCTGTGCCACCAAATATGGCAGATGTAGAGGGTGGTGGTAAATGGGGTAACAGGGCTGATGATGTTTTTACTATTCACAGATATACACAGCACCCAACTGATTGGATGATTAGCGAAATACATATTAGAAAAGTTAAAGAAGTAGAAACAGGTGGTAGACCAACTTCTATTGATTCACCTATTAAATTAAGAATGATGCCTAACAATATTGGTTTTACTTATGCAGGTGTAAATTTACTACAGGCAAAAAATATTAAAGGATTGGACTTTTAGTTATCTAGTTATTAAAAATTAATTAATATATTTGAACAATGGAAAAAATAACAATAAAAAACCATATTTCTGATTTAAAAACTACTACTGCAAAGATGCTAGTTTATAACTCTGACAACTCAGAGCTACTTGCTTACTTTAAAGATATTACTTTTAAGTTAGAAATGATAGAGCAGTTAATTGATATTGAAGATAGTTTAGATTTTGGAGTTATTGAACAAGCATTTAAAACGATTTTAAAGCAAGATTCCGAATTAACTAATGTAGAAATTAACATACAAGTTAAACCAGCATTAAGAGAAACAAAAATAGGTAAAATAAAAGCTAAACTTTTTAATTATGATATTGCTTACTAGTTTATTAATATTAACACTTATTACTTGGGCAGTTTACTCAGGTAAAGAGTTACAATTTGCAATTATACACGGATTTATGGTAGGTTTTTTGTATGATGTAGATCAAGAAGAAGAAGAAAAATACCACACAATACAGGTTTTATTAGGTATATTATCTATAAACATTCTATGGGAATCTTAAAACAAGTTGCAAAACACCACGATTATTTTGTAGAATTAGCTTCAGTATTTGATAGCGAATTTGCAGAAGATATCGTACAAGAATTTTACTTATTGTTACATAAATACAAAGTAACAGAAGAACAAATGTTTACTAATGGCAAATTAAATAGAGGTTATTGCTTTATTATTATAAGAAACATACACTTTCAAATTTACAACATTAAGAAACGAATAGTAAAATGCGAAATAAACGAAGAAATTTATAATATGGTAGATGATTTTGATTTAGAAAAAGAGTTAGAATGGAATAACTTTAGAACTAAAGCAGAATCAGAAGTAAATAACTGGGATTGGTACGATAAAAAACTATTTTCTATTTATAGAGATTCTAACATAAGTATTAGAGGACTAGCAAAAGAAACAGGAATAAGTTTTGTAAGTATATTCCACTCACTAAAAAAGCATAAAGAAAAATTAAAAGAACTATTAAAAGAAGATTACGATAACTTAAAACTATAAATTATGGGTAAATTATACAGTATAAAAGATAAACAATACATAGTATATCATTTATTATTAGAAAACTATATTGGAGTTACTACTAATTTACAAAAAAGATTATATAAGCACTCAAGTAAAAGTGGTTTTTGTATTGATAATAATAATGTAAATGTTTTATATATTACAAATGATTTAAGAGAAGCAATTAATAAAGAGTATGAATTACAAAAAATTTATAATTGTTCTATAGGTGTTAGAAATCAAAATGGAAGTAAAAATCCTTTTGCAAAAGAAGTATTACATTTAGATACTGGTATTTATTTTGACACAATAAAAGAAGCTTGCGAAGCATTTAATTATCCATATTCTAGTGTAAGGCATTTTATAAAAAACAATAATAATAAATATAAACTAATAAAAATTTAATTATGGCAAGAAAGAAAAAAGCACAGGGTTTAGGTGATACCGTAGAAAATGTTTTAGAATCTACAGGAATTGCAAAAGTTGTTAAATCAGTTTTAGGTGAAAACTGTGGATGTGATGCAAGAAAAGAAGTTTTAAATAAGCTTTGGAGCTACAGAAAACCAAACTGTTTAGGGCAAGAAGATATAGATTTCTTACTACCTTACTTTCAGTTTAAAAAAGAAACTTTAACCCCAAAAGAACAATGGAGAATTAAAGATATTTATAAAGCTGTATTTAATGAAGTAATACAAGATAGTAACTGTGCTAGTTGCTGGAGGGATACACTAAACGACTTAAGAAAAGTTTACGAAACTCAACAAGATGCATAACTGGAAAGAACAAGATCTATTTCTTTTTTTAAAAGAGAATATTTATAAGGACTTGGTTAAATCTAAAAACCAAATGAGTCGATGGGATTGCTACTCGCCACAATTCAAACACAGAATAGAATTGAAGTGTAGAACAGCTCACTATGATAATATGCTTTTAGAAAAGAAGAAGTATGATGCTATGGTATTAGAATGTGAAAAACATTTAGATATACCAGTTTATATTAATTCTACCCCAAGAGGTGTTTACTTTTGGAATTTATTAAAGATAAACCCTGATTGGGAAACTAACCACAAAAACCCAGCTTCTACTCATTTTAGTTTACGCTACAAAGTATCTAAAGAAGTAACTTATTTAAAAATACAACCTGAAAACATTTTAAAAGAAATATGAATATAATACAACTAGAATATTTAAAGTCAATTATCTTAGGTCAACTACTATTAGAAGCTAACGATAATTTAAAAACAACTACACAATACAGGCAAAGTTTAAAAAATAGAATTAATAGTTTAAACAAGGACTTGGAGCATATTGTAAGTGAAGAATATGTTAAGATGCATAAATCAGAACCTGAAATGCTTTTAAACATAGAAAGAAAAATAGAAAGTTTAGTACACAAACTAGCAACTAAAACTATTGATGAATTAGTAATGTTAGAAGCTATTATAGAAAAGTACGAAACTAACAAAGAATGGTTTTTAGAATACGCTGAATCTGAATTTTTAA